GAATTACTATCAATCTCTTGCTTAGGATTGTAGAAAAATGCAGTTCCTGGTGTGGTGCTGAAGTTACACTTATAAAGTTTAAACTTCATATCCTCAAACTGACTTGCAGTCCAAATAGTTCCATTCTGAGACTTAAACAAACTACCACCAATATACTGTTTATTAACAAGAACACTTTCAGCATCTGGTAATGTAGTTGTATTAACTGTCCTTTCACCCATTCTTGCTACCCATAATTCATATAGATTTGAAGTTGGAGCTAGAACTACAACTGCATATTCAGTGCTAGATTCAAGGTATATTGGTGATGAGAATGCAACTTTAGTTGCTACAGTTCCATCTGTTGATGTTGTTATCTGAGATGGTTCTAAATCAACTTGTGCATGATCTGCTGCTAATTTTAGAGTTGGTGTACCTAATTCAACAGTTCTGATTTGAACTCTAACTTTTTGAGTAGGATCAACATTAGCAAAGAATAGATCAACTGCTGTGAGGAAAGCACCAGTTTCATCAACAGTGAATGATTGTGCTAATGGATCACAATCTTCAGGTGGTGGTGGTCTTCTCACTATGACTTCTGTTTGAGTAATAGTATCAACTATACCATTTGCTTCATATGTTGTCTCTGCAGAACTTATTATTAGACTTCCCTTTAATCTCTTAGCGTTTGTTTCGCTTGATGATAACTTAAATGATTTAGTTCCAGTTGTAAATCTAAGTGGTGGAAGTGGATTACTAAATGGATCTCTGAAGAAGAATGAACCTAAAAGATCACCAAATGTATCAGGTATAAGTTGGACACTTGATACTGTTGCTTGTGCACCACTTGTCTCTCCCAACAAAGTCATACCAGCAGTCACAAATCCAAAATATTTACCTATTACCTCATCAACTAGTGAGTTGATATCAACGTTTAGGATGGTTGAAGATGATGAATAAACTGAAGGTAACTCAACACTTCTATCATATGGATTTAAACTGAAAGTTGTTGTTGGACTTCCACCAGGACCAGTTTTATGATTAGGAGCATATGCCCTTACACTGAACAAGTGTGAGGATCCAATATAACCTTTTACTGTTTCACCAATAACAAATGAACCAGAAGTCATTGAAATCTGAATTAACTTAGGAATAATATCAATACCACTTGTATTATCAAAGAAGGCATATTGTCTACCCAGTGGTCTTAATCCATTTGCTTCAAAAGCTACGTTTCTTGACCTTATGTGAGTATCTGGAGCACTTGATGTTTTAATTGATTCAATAAATGTTCCATCAAATCCACCTGTAATTCTTCTCGTGCCCCCATCAACATAAACATTTCTAACCCAAGAATCAGATGATGGATCTAATATTATCGTTCCTGTGAAATCAACCATGTTAAATGGGTTTACGTTTTCAACTCTTGATGCTAATGGTTGTTCTATCCAATCTTTCTCTGTGTATTTAAGAGTTACATGATCACCTGTTTTTTGAACATTTGAATCTAATAACTCAAGATTTGCCTTGAAATCTGCTGTATCAGTATTGATAGATGGTTCAAGTGCAGGTTGTGGTGATATAGAGTAAAAATCTATAGGTGATGCAAATTCACCAACATCAACTAAAGTGCTTCCTGTGGTAGATGAATCTTGTCTTCCTGTATCTCTAAAATCATCTACAAAGAAACCAGATTTAAACCTATCAAGATTATCTGCATCTCTAACTTGGAATGTTTTTGTATCTAGTTCTAACAATGAAAGTGAGGTAACTACTTCAAGATTTTCTATTCTATCTTCAAGTTTACCAATATCTCTCATAGTATATCTTCTATTATCCAAAACTTTTACAACAGCATCATCTGTGTTGTAAAGATACGCAGGTAGTTCTATGGTAGCGATATCCATCGCATCTTCCACATTAATAGGAATTTTAGGATCATCAGAGGATACGCCCTTAATAACACTAATAACACCATTTTTACCAATGACTACCTTATCAATTCTTGGTAGATAATATTCATAACCAACTAATGAACTCTCTTGTGGGGTAACAATTAGAGGTGGATTGGTGCTTGCAGTAAAGTTTCTACTTGAGAAAGCAAATGGTGAAGCATTTGATGCGGTAAATCTAGGGACTCTTGGTCTAAAATCTAAGGTATCTGATGCTCTAATACCAGAGGGAAGATCTGGAATATCACTCTTAAATGAACTTTGAGGATATGAGTCCACAGTAAATACATCCCCAGTATCGTTACTTGGTACATCAAACCAGTTGAATATTATAAGTAACTGTCTTGATGGTACATAATTATTCTTTCTTACAATTCTACCGTAATCATAGTATTGATCTCTTTGTCCCTTATCAAGAACATACTCCTGAGTAACATCTTGGAAATTACCACTATCTACAACTTGAACTACTGATGTAATACTTGATTCTTCAAACGTTACAATTTCACCCACGTTGAATTTTGATGAATTTAAATACGCTATTTCAACTTTGGTTGCAGATGATCTTGTAACAATTTGAGCAACTGCACCACTTGTAGATCCAATAACTTTTTCACCCAATATTGATGATGAGTCTAAATTCAAACCTGATGGGAATGTAATAGAATCAAGAGTAGGTGTGGATGCGTTTAAAGATTCATAAACACCAACAATTTCAACTACATCAGGTAAATTAAGAGATATAGAACTATCTTCAACTCTTGTTCCAAAATATAAACTTGTACTTAATCCACTAACAGATGTAGATGCTGCAGATACGGTTCCATTTACAGTTATTTTTTCACTTCTAATATATTCCTTCTTTTTATTTTGTATTCCTACTTTTTTAGCAGTTACATTTACAACAACGGATTTATTTTTAGTTAATCCAGTAAATTTAACAGTTTCACCACCATTTACAAGAGTCACTTGATCTGAAGTTAAATCTTCTATTTCACCATTAGCTCCATGTGTTACATAATATCTTTCAGCATCAAATGTTTCAAATAGTGCACTTGTTAAACCAACATTTGCATTACTTATTGCTATACTTAATTCACCAGTTACAGAATTAGTTGTTTGACCAGTGACTTGTCTAGTGACGAGTAAATTTGACGTAGCAAGATTTACAGTAGAAATATTATCATCGTCAATCTTTGCAAATAAACCTCCATTTTCACTTACAATGGGTGATCCAACTGTTATATTCGTCAAAACTGCAGAACCAGGTAGTCCTCCCTCACATACACCAGTAACATCTTGTATTGCCTCTACTTTTGCTGTCGTTACACCAACACTCTCAATTCTGTTAAAACTTTCAACTGCCTGACCAGCAACTGGATACTTAATTATATCTCCTACCTTCAAACTAGAAATAATTTTTGCTTTTGGACTTGTTATTTCGCCATTCGTAGCAATTTGAACTTGATCAGCAATTCCTAATCCCTTTAGTTGTGTTTTTTGTAAAACTACGTCACCAGCAAAATTTGAATTATATCCAGATAGTCCGCTTGTTGCTTGATGGATAGATTTTACATCACGAAGCTCGTGTATATCAACAGTTTTGATAGATCTAACTAATGATTCATCACCATTTATTATAATTTGCTCACCAGCTATAAATCTTCCTGATGTTTGTGTGAGTTTTACGTTTATGCTGCTACTAACAGTAGACTCAACGAATCCTGTAGCACCACTACTCATACCTTTAATAAATGAAGTTGCTGGACATTCCAATGCATCTAATGATACATTAACAACTAAATCTGTGAAAGTTTGAACATCAAATACATATAAATCATGTTCAGTTGCTGCGTTAGAATATGATGCGTCTGATAAATTATGAGTATAAACTCTCGCTGTTCCTATCTTTGTTCCATTTGTAGATGTATTAGATGGTCTTCTTTTATCATATAGGTCAACTGTTAAAGTTGATGATACTGAAATCTCAGGTGTTCCAATAACGTTATTTAATTTAAACTTAGTTCCAAATTCAAAAGGAACTTGTGATGCATCAATTTTCTCTACATCTCTTGGTTTATCTACATCAATAACAGTAGTTCCTTGTGTTTCAATATCATAACCCTTAACATACGCTGTTCCTGCGGATACTTTAACCGCCATCAAATCTTCAGATGGTATGTTACCTTGCTCAGTTTGTTGACCTTCAAAGTATACACCCTCATTTGACTCACGATCATTTAATGATTCTTTAACTTCTACATCAAATTCATCTACAGAATAATTACCAGATTCATCAAACGTTCTCTTTGCAAAATAATCTCTTATTAAATTATAATCTGATTTATTCTGTAATTTTTTGATTTCACCATTATCTACTCTTAATAATTCAACGAAAGACTTATCATCATAATCATTTAATGCCTTTTTAGAAAGTGTTGCGGTAATTTTTAGACGATCTGCACCTGGTGCTGCAAAGTTTGAGAAACCTTTAGCATTATCGTAAAGAGATTTGTCATCTTTAGCGGATACAATTTCCTCTAGGATTGTTAAACCAACTCTATATGATGGTGTGTTTGAATATGGATCAAGTATTATATCACTCTTTGCTACATCAACAAATGTTCCTCTTACAAAGAAAACACCTTGTCCAACTGATGCGAGTGATCCAATCGCTGTTGCATCTTCTGATATTAATGATGCAATAGTTTCACCTGCAGATATGGTTGTATTTCCATATGTGAAAGTATCCTCTACAATTAAAACTTCACCATCCTCAAAAGTCGCTATGGTATTATCTGTTCCAGATCTCACATATTTTACGTATAGAGTTACATCAGTATACTCTGCACCATCAGTTGGAAAACGACAGTCACTTACTACAGCAACAATTCCAGTGGTTTGACCTCTTAATCTTTTACCATGCAACTGTTTTGTATATACAGTTACATCAATTCCTAAATGATCTGGATTTATTTTTACCGAATCATACTCTGCATTGTAGTTGATGTTACCAGGAATCACCATTGATCCCTCTTTGAACATGTGACTACCAAAAGACTCTATCTGATTTTGTAATATTGATTGTAACTGCGTTAATTCTCTTGCCTGAACAGGAAAACCAGGTTTAAATAAGACACGATAAAAATTATCATTCTTATCGAAATCGTCAAAAAATGGGTTTATATTTAAATTCGTTTTCTGTGGCATTTTTTAGAATTCTAGAATAATTTTAACATCTTCTTTTTGTCTAGCATTTCTTGTAATCAGTGGGCGATTATCAAGATATACTATATCACCTGACTTTTTATTTATCTCAGGATTAGAAACCCCTTGTGTGAATTGTGTGTCTAATGATATTAATTTAGTTCCAGTTGGATTTGTACTAACACCTGTAAATCCTGTGTCTACAGAACCATTGAAACCACTTGTAGCACAATTAATTTGATTAGTATTAGATTCAAAAGCGTGAACTTTAGCGAAGGTTGATACTCCAACATAATCTGTTGTATCAAAGGATGTTTGATTCAAGAAACTTGATCTATCCTGAACAAACTTAATTACTTTAGTATCAACGTCATATGCTGCAACAAATCCTTTTGCTGTTCCAGCAGCAACCACCTGACTAATTGTCTCACCTATTACAGGTGTTCCATTAGCAGATGATAATTTTAAAGCACCCACAGATGAAAATGTGGGATCTGTAAATAACGAAGTAGATCCAATAGATGTTGGATTTTTAAGAATACCAATTTGAGAAAAACTGGTATTTACAGGAAAATCGTTTGTTGTAGATGTATCAAATCTGGCGAATACTAATACCCTATCCGATCCCAACTCTTTATAGATGTCGTGACCATGACCCTTAGATGGAGGAATGATTGGTATTAAACTTGCCTTAGTAGATACACTTGTATTACCAATAGCACCCAAATCAACCATACCATACGTGTAACCTTTACCACCTGCAGAAACTACAGCGTTTGTAATTTTACCGTTGATAACGTCAACAACCACTTTACCACCAGTTCCATCACCAAGTATATTCACTTCTTGACCAGTTCCGTTTGAGTATCCTACTCCTTGATTTTCAATGTAAACTTTCTTAATTTGATTATTGTTTACATCAGAGTCACCATTATCTCTAACTGCTGCAATTTGAGAATCTGTTGATGTTGACCAATTATTAGATACTGAAATAAAATCTGTTGAGTCAAACTTTATAATATCGCTAGGAGATACTGTAAATAAGTATTTCCATTCATAACCATCTCCACTTGTTCCAGCTTTAGACGGTTCCAAATCAGTAAATGTAGGCTCATCAAGTGATGCATTACCAGTTGTATTGATACCAGAGGATCCATTATCAATACAAACATAAACTTTAAAATCACTATTCATTACATAATAATTAGCATCATATAATCTTGCCGATCCTGTGATTGGTGATAGATTATTCAGATTATAATCGTGACGATACATTTCATACTTGGTTCCTCTTGCCCAAGATATTTTTCTAACAAGTCTTCTTACATTATCAGATGTGACTTTTTTACCAAAAGACATGTTATCACCCACAAAATTCATGTAGTTGATATTATCTGTTGGATTAGGTGTATCAGTATTAAAATCTGTCTTTCTTCCAAACCCTGATGTTGTTGGATTGGACAGACCAACAAACACGTAGTAAGAATTGTTAGAGTCTGTAACGTTATCTACAAAATTACTTGCGTTTAATATTCTAAACTGATCTGTTACAATAGCGGCCATCGAATTGGGTTTTTTCTATATTTATACGTCAGAGACTGAGTTATTTACTTAATCCACCAGTATCTCTTAAACCTGTCCCCCGTCTCTGTAAAATTGGGAAGGTTGAAAGACCTGTGCTTGCGGTAAATCCAGTAACTCCAATTGATATTGGAGAACTAGATCTTGTGAATCCTGAGATCTTACCGAACGATAATGTTCCACAAGGATTAGTTGCTGAACCTGTTGTAGCAATACCTACAACACTTGTTGTTGATAATATATTACATGTTAATATACCTGCATTGTTGACTCTTGAGAATGCATCTACCTTGTAAATGTTATCTAAGAATGTATTACCAACACCAACAATTGATAAATTATGACCATCAATTGATGTAATTCCAAAACCAGTGACTGTATCTGAAACTAATACCCTATTATTTACTGCTAATGCAGAAATGCTTGGATGAGTAACAAAAAATTCAAGAGCAAGAGGATTACCACCAATACCAGTTGATGTTTGAATACCAGTAATAATACCAGAAAATCCAGTTGCAATGCCAGCATCAGTGATATTCTCAAGAGATACGCTAGGTAATGCAGTAATCACTTGTGGTGGAACTGAATGTGTATATCCAAGACCAGGATTAGTTATATTTGCTGTTCCTGATAATACACCATTTACCACACTTAAAGTAGCAGACGCAGTTGTTCCAATACCCACACCTATTGCACTTGGAGCAGATATCTTAACATCAACCGTTGATCCAGTATATCCAGAACCACCATTACCAATGGTGAGTGCACTGATTGTTCCTGCTGCTGATACAGTAGCTGTAATCGCTGCTGCAACTGGATCACCTGAAGTATTTACTAATAATGCATCAATACTAATAGGACTTCCAATTTCATAATCAAATAACCTACCATTGTCTATGAATATTTCTGTCCCAGATGTAGATAAATCACTTATGATTCTGCCTGTTGGATATACTAATGGTTCAATTGAGTCTCTTGCTTTAGATACTGCCTCACCAGCGATATTCTTATCAACCTTCTGTTTTGTCCAACTTATTGGTCTTGGTACAGTGCTAATACCTAAACCTGTGTATAGATTTGTCTCTACCTTATCAGAAGTTGTGATATTGTAAATTGTTCTGGGATCTTGATCAAGAGTATTTGGATCATTATCTCTCTTCTTGAGAGTGAGAATATCACCTTGCTTAATTGTTTCTATAGTATCGACTGACACACTATCTACTCCACGAGATCCACGATAGAAGAAAATATCTACCTTATCATCCTCATCAGGTGCTTCGTTGAATGTAAATGATGTACCTCCCTCAAATTGATAATGCTTGGCTGGTTCTTGTATTACTCCATTAACAAATATTAGTAAAACTGCATTCAAATCAATCTCAGAATTATTAGTTTCAAAACTAAGTAATTCTTTGTTAAATTCTAAGGGGAATCTTGTTCTCGAACCATTTTGTAAATTCTTGATTGAATCTACATTATCTAATTCACCAAACTGCCATGATGCAAATGAATCTGTGAATGTCTCAAGAACAGTCAATTCAAAGTCTTGTACCACTGATCCTAATCCACGATCAGTTACAAGTCCTACTGGTTTAAATACATCACCCTTTCTAAAACCATATCCTTGTCTAGCAATCTTGAATGATTTTACTTCACGAAGTGTTGACCCTATACCAACTGTGCTAGTTGGACCAACATCTACGCTTATGAGTAAATTTTTACCAGTCTCAGTTGTCGCACCTTGACCTAATCTTGATACACCAACAACTTCAAGATTCTCATATGATGGTTGTGGTATGTTGATCTGTGGTTGCACGTATCCAGTTCCACCATTTGTGACTGTAAATGTGAGTGTTCCACCCACACCTACTGTCGCATTTACAACAGCACCAGTTCCTGCACCACCACCAGGACCAACGTTTATTGTGACTGTATCTGTAGTGGTTGCTATGATTGGGGTTTGAACACCAACAATTGGATCACCATTTGTAGAAGTTGGAGTTGGTCCTGAACGTGGATATGGGTGTAAAGTTTGGAAATGATCCTTGGAACATCTGAATACAATTCCACCAGTGTCTATACCAACAGTATCGCTTGTTGTAAGATTGTGTCCAGGTATTGTTATTACAAATTCACCACTAAATGAAGTATATACAGCATTAGTTGCAGTATATGCAGGACCTGCAAATGATCCCTTCCTAATAGATCCTATACCAGCACTTTCAAATCTATGCTCATACGCTACATCTGTAACACCAATTGCAACTGTGCCCCTATATCCAGACCCATGTGAATCTTGTGTTCCTATACCAACACCAGTGATAACACCGTTTTGATTCTTTACTGCAGTAACCGCTGCACCGACTAGTGGTGCAAATCCTAAACCGTTTGTAGACCCTAACGATACTATTACACCACCTCTTGGTAGTTGATTCTTATTAACATCTTCATTAGATATAATTAAATTATTACTAGCATCAGTGATACCTGTGAAAGTTACACTTGTAATTCCTGTTGCACCTTCAACAAAATCGTAAATATTACCAGCATTATTTGTTGTAGTTGGTGTCTGGAATATATCATTTAAGAATAAAATACCACTACCAGTCTCTATACCAGTGGTATTTGCTCCACCAACTGAAAGCGTATATGTTGCACCTATACCTGTGAAATCTCTACTAATATTATCAAATACGGTATTTGTCGTATAATCTTGTCTTTGATAAACTCGACCACCAAATGTAGATCTAGCAACTGGTATTAGAGTTTCATCATCAATTACATTTGTGCTATTACCAAGTGGTGGTTCTGTAAAGTGTATTTTACTACCAACAAAATTATATGAACCTAAATGAATTCTTGCTACAGATCCATCATTATGTGAAGCAGCAGTTGTTCCAACAACACCCCTTTCAACATTTACAAGGTTGAACGCCCCTGATCCTATGATTGGTCCTGATGCAGTAACACCCAGACCAACTAATTTAACCTTCATAAACTCATCATCTACCTTTAACAAGTCACCACTAGCAATAGTTCCTATGCCTGATAATGAGAATACGGTTTCTGCTGCACCAACTGATCCATAATTATCAAATAGAGTATATGATAATTTTGTAAAAGCAACTGGACTTTGAGCAACACCATCTATGGATATAATCGCTTTAGACAGTTTTTTATCCATTGTGAGTGTATGTGCATTACCACTTCCAGCAGATGAAAAATTAATAGCAGTTCCAGATAGTGCATTATTCCTTGTTGTTGCTAACTTAAATTCGTCAGATCCACTCTTAATTGCATACACAGTTGTTGGAATATTACTTCCTCCTGTCTGTATGCTAGTCGCTGTAACACCTAAGAATGAGGAACCAGGTGAATATGTTAGTTTTTCACCAGTGTTGAAGAAATGATCTGGTACATTGAATATATTTGTTGATACATCAAGTGATATTGTGGGGTCAAAAGTTTTTTGGAATATTGGTACACCCTCATGTTTTACTTCAAAATCAGTTTTATTAACTCTATTACCATTTCTAGCATTATATGCAGAGGTGATTACCTCCTCACTTATTGTTCCGTATGAGAGAACATCAGGTAAGTTCACGAAATCACTTGTGGTTTGAATGATCTCACTATGTGTTTGAACAGTTACATCCGACACTCCTGCATCTGGGAAAAACTTAATATCGAGATTAGAACCATTAAATTCTGATCCAAATGTACCAATTCCTGTGGTATTACCTGTTCCAACTGGTAAGAATGGATATTGGGTGATATAAGAGTCATTGGTATCGTTGATAATCAGGAATTGGTGCAGTGCAGAACTATTACCATATCCAACTTTAGCAACTGCTTTAACTGTTGATACATCAGATTTTCCAACACTAAACACAGTTCCAGTAGAGGCAATACTTACATAATTTGTTTGTAATCTAGCAGAATTGACTGATGAATCTGGTTGTCCAGTTGCTTTAAATATATGAGTTCCTATACCAGATGCTGTTGTACCAAATCCAACTATCTTTGTTCTTATTGTAACATTATTGGGATCTGTATTATTATAATCAAGATTTAAAAGACCAGAACTAATACTTGAAGTAAATGTGCCTATGAATCTATCTGATATATTATCATTTGAATCATTATCAAAGTAAAATTCAGAGGCAAAAGTATCAGTGTTATCATGATCAATGAATATTTCAGCGTATGTTCTCTCTTTTGTAGAATCATTTAAGATTTCGGCATTTACAAATAGAGATTCTGTCTTATCAACCTCTCTCTGTAGTAGATTTACTGTTGAACCAGTGCTAACTGATTGATTAGATGATATTAAATCAACAAAACCAACAGTAATTGAAGTTGACCCAATACCAGAAGAAGTAAACTTATTCTTTATAATCTTTATATCATAATCTGTATTAAACTTTTCAAAGGGTGTAAATCTCAAACTTAAAGTACCATCACTAAGATCACCCTCTAAGTTTGCTATCTGATGATCGGATCTATTATCAAGAGATCCTTTTTCAAATGTTATTATATCACCTGTTACTGAAGGTAATGTTATAATTTCTGTGGCTTGTCTTTCACTTCCCACAGGGTCTATAATCTGAACTAAAAATCTTGAATATCCATCAAGTAAACTGTAATCATGTGCGTCAACAAATAATTCTGACTCATTACCACCTGCATTTGAAAACTCTAAACTAAAATCATCAATTGATAGAACTCTATTACTGATACAATTAATAAAATCAGATAGTTTTTTGTTGTTAAATTTAATAAATTTAGATTTTGTTGGGTTTATTTCATCAGGAAGAGTATCTACATCTATACCCAAATCAAAGAAGTTTAATGTATCAACTCTATTTTCACTTACAATATCTAATGTAGCAGTGCTTGTTGATTCTAAACTTGATCCTATTGAAACCTTAGTAATGGTAGTGATACCTGTATCTGAGAAGTTCTTTAATCCTGTTGGATGAACTAAACCATTTACAGTAGATGATAATTTATCATATGTTTGACTACTCTTTATTGTATACGATAAATTCTGATAATAGTCATTATCAGGTAAAACTTGATAATCAAGATTCAATTTACCTATATCATTTGACCAACCAGTGTCCTTTCTTAGGGAATAATCAACTTTAAATGTTGCTTTATTTTCTTTAAGAATTTTTATTGTTGCTAGTGTACCAGAATTTTGTCCAAAGATCTGATCACCAACATTTAATTCATACGTTCCATATACTTTCACAGTATCATTTAAGTTCTCAGTAATAATTAAATCTCTCTCAACAAAGTTTTCACCAACTTTTGTAAACACTTTTTCACCCTCAGTGAAAGCTCTTGCTGATTGAGAAACCTTAAATACTGGATAATTAGTTTTTTTAATAACAGATGCAAATGAATTCTGAGATGTTACTGCAATTCCAGGATTAGCTGAGACAAATTGTGATGCATCAAATACTAATTTTGCTGGATTTGTATTTGAATATGCAATTACATCATAGAAATTATATTTGTTATCTGCTGAATTAAAACCATCACCTTGATTCAATATATTAACTATACCTTCAACAAATACCTTATCACCCACAGCAAATGGATTTGCCGAAAATCCAGTTATAGGTGTAGCTAGGAAACAAGTCACAATACCTGCTGTATTAGTAAAACAACTATTGATACCAATACCATTGTCGTTGTTTTCTGCGAAAACTAAGTTTGTAATTTCATTAAGACCAACAGGTGTCTCTAATATTTCTATTTCACTAATCGCTGCACCTTGTATTTTTGCTTTTAGTACTCCTGTATCATACTTTGTTCCATCCTCTGGATTTACAAGAGATAAATCTGGTGGAGAACTATAACCCTTACCACCATCAATTATTTCAATTCCCACTATTTCATTTCTATCAACAACTGTGATATTTGGTGATATATAAACTTCTGGATTTAAAGTTTTGTCTGCTGAGAAATCAAATCCTTGATCATTGATAGTAAATTCTTTGATTCTACCTACTGTTTTTGATACAGGTATTATATCTGCATTAATACCATTTGTAGACGCTATACTTACAAACTCAGGTAACTTTTTATAGTTCGCTCCACCGAATGTTAGATTAAGAGAACCAACTCCACCTTCTGCAGCGTATGACTTAGTTGTATATGAAATATCTGCACTGGTTTTTATATAAGATAATTGTTCTGGTCGTTCATTTACAGAAATATCAAATGTTGTTACACCTACACCAGAGATTGTGTATGTATTATTGTAACTACTATCTTCAAAGGTTATTTCGGAATAATTCTTAACATCAGTATCTGCAGTGCTTATGAATCCTGCCTTTTCTAATGAATAGTAAATTTTTGATGGTAAATCATCATCATAGTAAACAGTTGTGGTGCTACCTGAACTTATGACGCTAAAGTTTAAAGTTGATCCTATTGAAACTAATTCATTATTAAATTGATTATCATAGAATACTTTTAGATTATATCCAGATAATGATGCATCACCTGTATTAAAAACTAAATTATTATTCTTGATGACTGGAATAACTGGATTTATTTTAGCAATTTCATGAAGTGATCCCTGAGACTGAAGATCAACAAGTAATGGTGGTTCACTAAGACTATCTTTTCTTGTAAGTGTAAGATTAAATTTATTATCATCCACTCTATGCACAAAATAAGATCCTGTGCCTAATCCTGTGATGAAGTTGGATGAATCATAAAATACCTTTTCACCTGTTTCAAATCCGTGTGAAGTGAGTTCAAATTCATTTTTAGTTAAATTGACTGATGTTGATCCAAATGATATTGGATTTACTAAAATTTTATCATTTGCAGAATTGTACTTTAATAATATTGATTCTGATGTTCCTACACCTAAAGATTGTTTTGGTTTAACAGAAAGTGTGATTACATCTCCGTTTTCTAAACCATGTGCAGTTGATATTGATAATGTAGATTTAATTTTTTCAACTCTAGCAGTCTCTTGTGAAAAGTTAGATTCAATTGAGTATTCAAAATCAGAATCATTATTATTTGAATTAAATGATCTGAAGAATAAACCATCTGTGCTAGTGGTTAGTCCTACCTCTGTAGTTAAACCTATTAGATTCTTAGACTTATTAATTACAAACAATGTTTGTGACTCACCAGTCTCAGGAATGTTAAATGTTGCACTATCACCAGTATTGGATGCGACAATTCTGGTGCTACCTCCTTTTGTTAATGTAACCTGTTGATTTTGTGTAAATGGATGATTAGGGATGAATATACTCTGATTTGGTATAGATGTTGGTATAGGTATATTACCAATAACTATGGTGGATATTCCACTTTGACCAGAAACTGTTCCTATTCCTAGTTCCTGAGTCGGATTAAAAAATACTTTATCGTCTAATTTTGATTCAAAATAAGGTGTACTTACAGGTGCTGTGAATTTATCAGTAATTTCAACTAATTCTGTCGATGCTGTATGAATTCCTGCTGTATGTTCAGTAATTGCACGAATAACTTTTCTATCAGGAAATACATTCAATACAGATAATCTTGCTGTTCCTATTCCTATGGTTGATCCCACTGATATATTAGGTATTGTAGAAACAAATATATCAGTAACTATACCTGCTGCAGTTATTGCTGGAGTATCTGATATTAATTTTGTCTTCTCTGAAGATACGCCTATTACATGCTCTCCATTTAATTTTGCAATAAATGTAGATATTCCTGAAATAACAACAGTATCGTTATCTAATAAAGTATGAGGATCGTTTGTGTAAACTGATACCTCACCAGATTTATTCCAAATTAATTTCGCATTCTGATAACCTTCTATGGTTGTTGCTAAATTTTCTACAGTTTTTCCAGTTACAGATCCTACAGATGCACTTATACCACCACCATTTGTTCCAGTATTATCAAAAGTTGCTAAATCGCCAACTTTATAACCCTGACCTGCTTCATGTATATCAAATGATTGAACTGATCCTTTACTTACAGACTCAATTGTAGAACTTTGTAAAAGTATTTCATTTGGTTCGTTAATAAAATCGTTATCAGAACCAGAGTCTCCAACAGCGTAAGGTAAAGTATTTCGTATTAAATCCGAACTATTAAAATCAAATGATTGATCAAAACTCTGCTCAATTAATTTTGATCTGTATGAATTACCTATGTAATGTGGAAATACAGACGTTTGAGTGTTTGTATTAATTCCTACGAAGTATGCATAAACACCATTTGGATACTCTGGTGTTTTTCCATATCTACCGTTATGTTTATCCAAATCACCTGAATTATCAAACTTATAATCATCAACAAAGAATCCATTTACGAACCCAGAGGGTCTATCTACAACGTCAGAGGTTGATAAATTATAACTAGTCGATAAATTTCTTATTTGTGAATTTGAATTTGAAGGATCATCGTAACCATATGGACCATAAATTGGATTGCCATCATATGCCCAACCCACTATTGGTGAGTGGTCAATACTATTATCACCAAATTCTGATAAACCAACCGCAGTAGAGTATCCAACCATACCGTACTGTAAACCATCCTCTGTATCCACTAAAATCTCATCACCATGTCTTTCATGGTTATTAAGTGTAAGGTGTCTTACAGACGCTTCTAGGGATGCATTAACACCTCTAGAGGTGATCTTTATTGATGTTGTAGCAGAGGTATACCCAATACCTGTATTCAATACCACTACATCAACTACTTTTTGATTTTCAATTACTGCTCTTAATTTTGCACCAGTTCCTGAACCAATACCCACAACTTCTAAATCTGGTGGTGACGTATACTCACTTCCTGTATTTGTAACTTGAACATTAATTATTTTTCCATCATCAATTATTGGTTTTAATTCTGCACCTTTACCAGTTTTTACAGTAATTGTTGGTTTTTTATGAAAATTAATTGTGGTTGATCCATATCCAGTTCCATTATTATACAAATAAACATCAGAAATTAATCCTTTTATTACTGGAGTTGCAGTAATTATTCCCGTACCACCAATAATATCTGCATTTACTGTAACATTTATGGGTGGATATGCAAAAAATTGCTCGCTACTTCCTACAGAAACTATATTTACATAATTATTTCGATCATAATTTGCAGAAATTGTTCCTGCAGCTCCAGCATTTGCTAATCTAAATTCATTTTCATTTAATTTTATTACTTTATAACGTATATTAGTATCTAAACCACCAATTTCTGCACCATTGGTATTGTATGTAATTACCTCCCCATCATTAAATCCATGATTTTTGAAGAAAATAGTATCATGTGCTGTGCTTATTCCTGTTGGTTGCACAATTAATGTTCTATTTTCAAAATCTGTTCCAGCATCTACTATTGAAATTTTAGAAATTGTATTATTTGCTTTCTTAGTTCTAAACTTATGAATACCAGACGTTTCTGCAGTGGTAAAACCAACAGTATTAATACCTGCAGAGTAGTCTGCTTGAGTTTCGTATAGATTAATTGACTTGTTATTTACTACCTCAGCGACGTAAACAGAACCATTGTTCAGAGTTAACCCAGTAATTAAATTGATTCCATCCTGATATGCTGTAGTGCGAATACCAACTCCTATAGCAGTATTACCATTTCTATTGTATATTATTTCATCTCCACTGATTAAATTATGATTATTAGGGAATGTGATGTTATCGTTAGTAACATCAACTCCACCACCAACTGTAGATTGTCTACCATCAAACGATAATGTTCTATGCCTCTCCTCTAACTGAGCATCTAAAACTGCTCCTGTTGAATTACCACCCGTGATTGTTACTGATGAGACCTTTTTTACATCAAAATCTTGAGGATCAATATAAACTTCAGATAACCTTCCTCTGACCACAGGTTGAACCAATGCTGTTGTTAATCCTGCTTCAATTGTTATTGATGGTAAATTTACAACATCAAAGTTAGATCCACCATTATACACTCTAACGCTCTCTAACGGTCCGTAGTAGACTTTATCCTCTGACTTATAGTTTATAATCTCTACACCGTTAACAAGCATTCCAAGAGCACCTGGTGCTGTTACAGTGTTTTCTCCAGTTTTTACGTCAAGTACATATGGAAACTTTCTTAATAATTTCTGAGGATTAATAAATTGAGTTTTTTGAGTGACTAATGTAAACTTGTGAAATCCAGAAGTTGCTGGTGCTGAAAAATATTCACGAGTTGGTGCTATTGAATTATCAGCATCAATTAATGATCTAGATCTGTATAATTGAATTTTTTTCTTGTCTGCTAAAACTTTTACAAAGTAAGAAACACCATCCTCTAATCCATCAAGAGAATTACTCTCAGCATTGTAAATAACCTCTTCGCCAGTTCTAAAAGGAACATCACTATCAAATGCTAATACACTAAATTTTAGTTTATTGGTATCAAATTCCTGTAAATTTGTAGATATAAGAGATGTTATTATCGCCTGATCAAGACTCTTAGTTAATGTGTATGATGGAAGTGAACTTGCTGCTACATAATAGCAATTTTCCTTTTCAGTATATACATTTTGAATATCTGCAGTAATTAAATCATTTCCAAAAACTAAAGGTGCACCATTACTTTTAACTGTTTCTAATTTTCTTCGTATAGAATACTCTGTAGTTACTGATGGAGATCCACTCAGACCGCCTAGAGTGACTTGTTTACCATTTATAGTCTGAACAGTTGCATTTGCAAAAACAACTGTCTCAGACGCTCCTAGAAGGACATCAACAACATCTCCAACCTTTAATGCTGATGGATCTGGTATACTTTTTAAATTAAATCCATTATTTGTATTATCTACAAAAAATCTTGAACTTGTATTATAAATCCAAGAATTTGCGAATATTTGTTTTTGAGTTTTATTAAATTCTGGGTTTTTGATTTTCTCACCAACATTTTTTACATATATTTTTTCACCTTCAGTCACTGATGATACATCACCAATTGTTTCAACATCCGATAATACACCAGTAATTCTAATTTCAACTTTTTTTGTTAAATCCCCATCTTCATAACCAAAAAACACATCATTTGTCCTTATTGGTGATTTAATACCCATCGCATTATCAACACCAACACATCCTAAGAACTGATTAACAGTTTTTGATGAATATGTGATTATATTATCACCAGATAATAAAGTTCCTGTTGTTCCGAAACCAACTGTGCTATCTACGGTAATAACAGATGATCCTATAGACACAGGATTTATATTTGCAGTCTCAGGTTGTATTTCAAACGTTCCCTCTATTAAATCTCTATCATCAAACCCAACAAATAAACCTATTTTAAAATATGTGCTAATTCCTGATCTTGTAAATATCTCAACCTCTGATACTGATGCTTGAGTTGCTAAATCTGATGCTTTTTTAATTGTTTGACCAACTAATTTATCTGGATCCCCAGAAATTCTCTCAGCAACCACTATTTCTCTTCTCAAAAACTCTGCAGAAGATGGTTTTGGTAAATATTGCTCTAAATCTATAACTTTTGGAACTTCACCAAATAATACCTTAAATAATATCTTAAATGACTCTTCAGTTCCCTTTGACTCGTAAAATGATCTTGCTTCTTTTATAAAATTGTTTACATCAAGATCTGAAACAAAGTCTACATTTTCTAAACCTGGTGTTAAGGTGTATTTTAACTTTCTATAAAATTCTTTAAGAAAATTAGAACTCAAATTAAGAACTTCTTCACCTGACTCATGTTCAGCTCGCTCTGTTTCTTCAAAAATAAGTTCCTCTGAATTTAAGTTAGTTCTATAACTACTAATTCCACTAAAACCCCGAACTACTCCAGTAAACGTGTTTGTGGTTATACCTGTATATGTACAAATCTCATTATTAATCTTGAACAAACCATATTGGTTAGGAAATCCCTTAGTTGAATATACTTGAACACTGTCTGTAGTCGAAGTTATACCAGAATAGAGTGTAGTTTTTCCTGTGATTACCTCTGGAGTTAAATTATCCAGTTTAATATACTGATCGAGATTATCTGCAAGATCAGTAGCACCTGATTGGTGTTCTTGTGAGATATAATACTGTTTTAAGAAGTCAAGCGTCTTTGGACTCTCTGCTCGAATGAAGTCAGGGAGTTGATTCGCTAATATTTGCTGAACCTGTACTCGTTTCTCAAAACCAGTTTGTATCATTTCTTAGTAACCGCCTCCAGACGATGATGAACCTGAACTTGTGTTTGTTGTGGTTGCTGTAGAAGTAGTGGTAGTTGTTAAACTAGCAACTGCAGTTGTTGTATCACCTCTTTTTAAACTTCCATTCAAATAACTTGATGTTGTCTTATAACCGACACCAGATATCTGTTCTCCAGATG